TGCCGGAAGGCAGTTGCCACTTGACCCAGCTTCGGCTGGGTCTTTTTTGTACAACAGCCAAAGGCTCCTGTTGCGTTGTTGCAAAAAAGTCATACAATCGCGCCAAGGCCCACCGGGAAACCGACCCTCAACCGCAGTGGATACTGACGATTGGCTGGCGTAACCAGCAAGCACAGACCCGGATTACCGGCCCACCAGCGCGACAAACCCTGATCAACAACCGAATGAGGTATCAAAATGAGCGTTTCCCTTTCAAACGCCTTTGTGACGCTATTCGACGCAGAGGTCAAGCAAGCGTACCAAGGCAAAGCAATGCTGGTAGCTGCTGTTCGTCAGCGTCGAGGTGTCGAAGGCTCCACTGTCAAGTTTCCTAAAGTCGGTCGCGGTGTAGCTACTACTCGCGTCACTCAGACCGATGTCACTCCGATGAATGTCGGTTTCTCCACTGTCACCTGCACATTGTCTGACTTCAATGCAGCCGAATACTCGGATGTGTTCAGCCAGCAAAAAGTCAACTTTGACGAGCGCTCTGAGCTGGTTCAAGTTGTCGGTAACGCTATCGGCCGCCGCCAGGATCAGCTGATCCTTGATGCGCTGATCGCTGCTTCTGGCACTGGCACTGTGGCAAATTCAATTGGTGGCTCAAACACCAACATGAATATCTCCAAGCTGCGCGAAGCTGCCAAGATCTTGAACACGAAGAACGTGCCAAGCGAAGGTCGCAACATCATCATCCATGCCAACTCGTTGGCATCGATGCTTGAGCAGACCTCTGTCACCAGCTCGGACTTCAACAGCGTCAAAGCTCTGGTGCAAGGCGAGATCAACCAATTCATGGGCTTCACGTTCCATGTGCTGGGTGACCGCACTGAAGGTGGCTTGCCCATCGACGGTTCCAGTGACCGCACTCTGTTCGCATTCCACAAGGATGCGATTGGCTATGCAGAAGGTATCGCTCCTAAGACCGAGATCAACTACATCCCAGAGAAGACCAGCTACCTTGTCAATGCCCTGTTTAGCGCAGGTGCCATTGCCATCGATGTTGAAGGTATCGTAAAAATCACCGCCCGCGACACAGCGGCTGCGGCTTAATAGGAAGGGCTGAATTATGGCTTTCGATTCTGTAGGCTTTAGCTCTGTTGGCGGTCAATCCAAGGCCGGTAATGCTCCCGCAATTTATACCTACGCCAGCGCAGATGCACAGACTGTGATCCGCTTTCTCGGGTATTTCAATGCGGTTTCATCCATCCTCAAGGTTGGCGACATCATCTTCTGTTACTCGGCAACGGGTGGCACACCGGTAATGTCTACCGCTTATGTGGTCAGCAACGCCTCTGGCGTGGTTGATATCACTGACGGCGTGGTAATTACTGCAACCGATACCGATTAATTCGGGTCTGCTGTAAAGAGGCCAGCCACTGATTATTCGGGGGCTGGCCTTTCTCGCATTAAGGGGTTCAAATGGCTGCTGGTGACACTGGTGTATCGATCTGCTCTGATGCCCTTCTCCTGATTGGAGCAAAGGCAATATCGTCTTTTAATGACGGCACCGACGAGTCGAGTGTTTGCGACCGTCTGTATCCCGACATCCGCGACTCCACCCTGGTCATGTACCCGTGGACGTTTGGCATGAAGAAGGTGCAGCTGGCCAAGCTGATCACCGCCCCCAACAGCGTGTGGCTGTACGAATACCAACTACCCGGCGACCGACTTGCCAGCCCCCGCGCCGTCTATGAGACCGCGCAGCCAGGTGCTCGGCCCCGGCAAGACTGGGAGATCCAGGGCGACAAGCTCCTGACCAACCAGCCAGAAGTCTTCATCGACTACCAATATAGCGTGCCAGAGTTTGCAATGCCGCAATACTTTGTGCAGCTGCTCAAGTACATGGTGGCTTGGCACATCGCCGAGACCGTGACCGAGCAGCAAGACAAGGCCAACAAGTGGCAGCGAGTGGCCACCGGCGACATCAGCGAGAATGGCCGTGGCGGCTACTTTCGCACAGCCGCCCAGATTGATGGCCAGAACAATCCCGTGCGAGTCATCGAAGACTACAGCCTGATTGCAGTGAGGAACTGATGCCACGCTTTGTCGAGTTCACCACCAACTTTGCGACCGGCGAGCTTGACCCTTTGCTGCGTGCAAGGGTTGACCTGGCCGCTTATGGCAATGCTTTGGCCAAAGCCACCAATGTGTTGATCCAGCCTCAGGGCGGGTTACGCCGCCGGCCTGGCACCAAGCATGTGTTTGAGCTGCCCAACAGTAGCACCCCCAGCGCGGCCAATGGCGTGCGCCTGGTCTCCTTCCAGTTCTCTGTGACTGACAGTTACATGCTGTGCTTTACCCACAACCGCATGTACATTGTCAAAGCCGGGGTGGTGCAAGCCAACATCAACGGCACCGGCAACAACTATCTGACCACCACAATTGGCAGCGACATTGTTGACGATATGTGCTGGACTCAGTCTGCCGACACTTTGATTGTGGTGCATCCTGACTTGCAGCCGGTGCGGATCACGCGCACCAGTGATACAGCCTGGACGGCCACATCAATCACGTTTGACAGCATTCCAAAATATGCTTACGACATTGACTTCCACGCCGTAAACGGAGCAACACTGACTCCGTCTGCCGTGTCTGGCAATGTGACCTTGACTTCTACAACGGTCAACCATACAGCTGGCACAGCGCAAGCAGGCACAAGCACCACCATCACATTGAAATCCGTATCCAGTTCAACTGATGACATTTACAACGGGATGTCAATTGCCATCACTGGCGGGACTGGGGCTGGCCAAATTAGGATGATTGAGGATTATGTTGGCAGCACGAAGGTGGCAACAGTTGGCGAGGCTTGGGCAGTAACCCCAAACAACACAAGCACCTATGAGGTCACAAGCTGGTCTATTTATTCTGTCAATCAGTACATCAATGTGCAGCCCCAAGGCCGTGCCAGGATTGTCAGGTATGTCTCTGCCACGGTTGTTGAGGCCGTCACAGAATACCCGTTCTTTAGCGCCACAACAATTGAAGCCGGTCGCTGGGAAATTGAGCATGGCTATGTTGACGTTTGGTCGAGCACCAAGGGCTGGCCGCGCACGGTACCTTTCCATGAAGGCCGTTTGTATTTTGGCGGCAGCAAGTCACGGCCATCAACCATCTGGGGCTCTAAGATCGGCTTGTTCTTTGACTTTGTGCCAAGCGAGTCTTTGGATGATGATGCCGTTGAAGCCACGCTGGACACCAACGATCTCAATGTCATCACCGACATCATCAGCGGTCGAGACTTCCAGGTCTTCACCACTGGTGGAGAGTTCTTCATTCCGCAGGCAGGGTCTGACCCGGTCACCCCGTTGACCTTTACATTCAAAAATGTGAGCCGCAACGGCATCAAGCCTGGCACCCGAGTGCAGTCGGTGGACTCTGGCTCGATCTACATTCAGCGCCAGGGCAAGTCGCTCAACGAGTTCATCTTTAATGACACTCAGTTGACCTACATCACCCAGCGCATCTCGCTGCTGTCCGGGCACTTGCTCAAGGGGCCGCAGAGGGTCGCCCTGCGCAAAGCGTCCAGCACCGAAGAGGCTGATCTGTTGCTGATGACAAACACTGATGACGGCAGCATTGCGGCCTTCAGCATCATGCGCAGCCAGCAAGTAACCAGTCCCAGCGAGTTCACCACCGATGGCAGGTTTATTGATGTGGGCGTGGATGTCAATGCGATCTATGCGGTGACCAAGCGCACATTCGACAGCGTTGACCGTTACTTCATTGAGCTGTTTGGCTACGAGTACTTCACCGACTGCGCCTTTGTTGGCGGTGCAGCTGCCAGCGCCAGCAGCCTGCCGCACATTGGCAAGTCGCTAAATGTGCTCTGTGATGGATCGCCCCAGGGCAACGAGACTGTCAGCTCTGGCGGCTCGGTGACCTTTGACCGATCAAGCGCCACGGCCTACGAGGTCGGCCTGCCGATCACGGTCTATGTCAAGACAATGCCGGCCGAGGTCAAGTTGCAAACCGGCAGCCGGGTCTCGTTCAAGAAGCGCATTGTTGAGATCAGCGCTGTGGTCAATGAGACCCAGA